TTCTCAAGTTCCTTTGTCTTTTTCTTTTCATACTCCTGTTTAGCAGCAAGCATCTTCTTTTTATAGATGGTGCGGTCTTCATAAAACTTTTCCATCAATTCTGGAAGAAACCCACGCACATCTTTGCGATACATTGCACCGTTAGCACAAACTGCATAATCCTTATACAGTTCAAAATTAATTTGCTGATTAAGTATTTTATCTACAGTTACAGAAGGATGCCTCTCATCCAAAAGGGTTTCAGGACTAATGTTATATTGCATAATCAGGTGAGGATATAGACTATTAAGGTCAAAGTTCACTACCCAATCATACTTTCCAGGAATAGGTTCCTTAACATAAGCACCAGCATACTTAGAATCTTTATCTGATTTTTCTTTAGGGGGAATTACAATGTTTCTCTGTTTCAAATAATTGTAGATGATTGTATCCCACATTCGAACTTGAGAGAAAACATCAGAATAGTTTGCTTTAGCGTCATATGCCATCGTCAAAGCAAGTTCAATGAGTTTCATCTTGTCTTCCATACGGTCAACAAGTTCCACGTCAATGATGTTGTACTCTACAAACTTTTGCCAACCTTTAGTATAGAAGTCTTTGAAAGTATCAAACTCAGAGTGATCCAGTTTTTTCTGTCCGAGTTCTACACTTGCAATATAGTCAAGACGATAAGATTCCTGTGCCTTATAAGTAAACTTTTTATAAAGATTCAAATAATCAAGTTGACTAATACCACCAACATCGTATGAAATGTGTTTACGACCGGCAACATAAATTTCACTCTCTGTTACGAGTCCCCACGGTGACATACGCTTCATTAGTTTTTCACCAAGAACACGATCCAAACGACGAACCAAATATGGAATATCATACAGTTCAGTATTCCAACCAGTTACAACTTCTGGAGTATTCTCTTCTACCATCCACCAGTTAATAAAACCCATCAGCAGATCACGCTCATTATCAAACGAATGATAAATCACATTCTTTTGTTGATTCTTAAACGGACCCATACCCCAAGTACGAATCTGTTTAGAAGAATAATCCTGAATAGTAATCAAAAGAACTTCTTCAGCAGCAGACTCCACATCAGGAAATCCATTCTCTGATGCAACCTCAATGTCCAAGGTAGTAACTTTTACTTTACTAATATCAAATTTCAGTTCTTCCTCCGGATACATTTCGGAGATATACTGATAAATGTATTGACTATTTCCATAGATCTTAAAGTTTTCTACACCTTCATACTTTTTAATAAACTCACGACAGTCACGGACAGAACCAGGTTGAACTGATTCAACATATTCCCCATTCAGAGTTTGGTATTTTGTTTTCTTTTTTGAGGGGACAAAAAGAGTCGGGTAAAACTTCTCACGGGTCATAAAATGTTTACCATTTTCATAACCACGGACCAAGAAGTGATCCCCGACCATCTGCACGTTTGTATAAAATCTCATCAGGCAGTTAATTCAAGATACTTTTCAACAATTTCTTCTTTTGGATCAACAATAGTAAGAATACTATCAGAATGAATCATCATTTCTCTTTGGTCAGTTACATCTGGCCAAGGAGTAAGATTTCCTTCTACATCAATACGATATGGATTAATGAGTTTACAATCTGGTTCTCCTAATTCAGATCCAACCTCAATAATTTCAGTAACAATCACATTATCAACTTTTAACAAAAGACACTTAACTGTTTTTTCCATTTACTCTTTCCTCATAAAGTTCTTTAACTGAATTAAGCGGTTCAACAATAGTCACAACCCAATCTAACGGAACTAAAATCTGATCATCCTGCGTAAGAAGTATCCAAGCAGACAAAGATACTTGAATTTTTGCATCATAATCTACATCTTCGGTTAAAAGAATAGACCTTTCTGTAAGGACCTTATAAGGTTTATTGAAAATGTATCCACAAGGTTTTTCTTCAGAAACAATTTCTTTAATATCAGAAATAACGGTTTCGCCAGATTTTAATAGTGCTAATTTAATTGACATTTTTATTTTCTCCCTCAACTCATTATACCCAAAAAAATGGGAGGTGTCAACTGGATTGTGCCAGTTACCTCCCTGCGGCGACGATACTTAATATTTAGATATAGTCTTTACGGGCGTGATGCTCTGGCACTACTTTTCCAAGTACGATTCGTAGAAGTCCGTCTTCAAATGTGACTTCTCGTACTTCTGTGTCGTCGGATAAAGTCCACGCTCGTTTAAAACTTCTGCTAGCCACTCCCTTGTGGATAAACGTCCTATCCGATTCGGAATCTGCTTTTTGCCCTTCGACAAAAAGTTTTCCATACTCTGTGAAAACATTGACCTCTCCTTTCTTAAATCCTGCTAATGCTAGTTCCAAATGAGATTCAACATTATTTATTTGGACTAGGTTATAAGGAGGGTAGTTGGTTGTAGTTTCGTGAAGATTAAATAAACGATCAAAATATTCATCCATCCCAATGCTATTGCGCGTAATTCTTTCCATCAAGGCAGGAAGATCCGCAGCAGTAAACCGTGATGTTGCAAGGTTAGTCATTATGGTAGCTCCTTAAAAAGCGAGTTTGTGTTTTGTGGACCCTTTCGGCATCCGTATATAATTATACTACTTCTTACAAAAAAGGCGGGTGTAAAACCCGCTCTTTTTCATTCGGCATCCTCTACCTTTTTCTTTTTAGCACCAATATTATACTTGGTTTCCAGAATCCAGTCTCCCTTATCCTTATAAGCAAGGACTTTAATTTGATTCAAAGGAGCAATGTCTTGAATCTTACTTACATCTACAATAGTAATTAGACCCCAATCTGCAAGAAGTTGGGCAATACGATTGCGACGTTGAACATCGTTTACGGTCAGGTTTGCGTGTTTGCCATCCAGAGCAAACAATTCCTTAAAGTGAACGAGATAATACCTACCTTGCTTGTGCAGAATATGGCAAGACTGATAGATTTTCTTTTCTTTTCTTGAAGCAACTCCGATACGGGTCAAAGTCTCACGAACCTTAAGAAAATCATCGGGTTCATTAAGAATCACTTCCACCATTTGGTCGGGCGTCCACTTCACTTCAGGTTCTTGAACGACACTCATTTTGTTCCTCCAGTTTCAAATTTCGATTTAATAAATGTTAGTTGTTCTTTGGTAAGAATCCTCAAAGCTTGTTTTGCCTTTTCATTACTATAACCATAATAACGTTTGACATACTCAAGGTCTTTGATTTTATCTTGTCGGAGCCAGGGAGAAAATCTCTTCTTTTTCCTCAGACTATTTATAAAAAAGTCATATTGCATCTTCTTTGGGAGGAAATGAAAGCGATTCATTTCATTCGCAAACATAATGCAGTCAATGTGCCCAGAAAAGCAGCGATTGATAATATAAGGTGCATATTCCTTCTCAAGTGAAGGGTCTTCGTCAATCAGGTGTTGCTTCGTTTGATTGATCGAGTTTAACCAGTCCTTCAATTCCATAATTAAAAAGCAATAGTTCTTTTCTTTGTTTTTGCTCACGCATATATTCACCAACAGAACGCATCGTATAAGTCAAATCAAACTCTGCAGCGTTCCAGTTCTTAAACCTATCTTTCACAAGTTGGTCAGAATTATAACTAATCAACTGATCCATATTGTTAGTGTCGCAATCAGCAACAAACTTATCGTGATCGAATCCTTTATGCATTGATCCCTTTCTCCCATAGAGATTATCCTTAATATCATAAGGAGGATCGAGATACATAAAAGCACCTTTGTTTCCATCCATCAGATAATCGTAGGAGTAATTAGTTATGTGCCAGTGAGCAATTAACTTGGAATACTCGGGCAATTTATAGATTCCTCGCAGGGAGAAATTGGAGTTACTTGCTTGCTCTGAAAAAGATGAACTTTCGGTAAGACCACTAAAAGAACATTTATTAACAATATAGAAAGCGACAGCACGATTAAAGTTCGATTCAGACTCATCATTAATATGCTCCTTTGACTTAGTAAATAACTCTCTTGCTAATTCTGGGGTATTATATGCTGTTTTTAAATCCACCAATTCACTTTTTAAATCATATCCAAACATCTGGAGTTGCTGCCAGAAGTTTACAAGAGGTTCGTAAAGATCATTGACCCATATATCTAGGTTGGGATATTTTTTAGTAATGTAAATCGCAACGCTTCCACCACCAAGAAATGGTTCACGAAACTCATCATAGTTGCGAAGATCTGGAAAGTAAGGCCCCATCTTTTCACAAGCACGGGACTTACCTCCGGGATATCGCAATGGCGTCTTAAGAGACTTCATAATCTTTAGGATGATACTTCAAATATTCTCTAAAAGTCAATTTCATTTCTTTCTGCGTCATTCCACAATGCTTTGCTGCAGCAGGAAGCGTCATTTTAGCACGAAAGAGACCTTCATTTGCCTCTTTCACATTTTCAGGAGTTGTTTTAACTGGATACTCGTATAGATTTTTGTAACTTATTTTATATGGATTCATTTAAACTCACACTCCACCATTAGTTCAGTAAGAGCAGCAAGAAGATTTATCTCCTGGTCAGCAACGAACGCACATTGGTATTGATACTTAGCAATAACAAGAACGGCAGCAGGAATAGTTGCGAGTGAAAGGCAATCATAACAGGCGTCATAAACCCTGCGAAGAAGGTGAGAAGCATCGTTGTCCAAGTTGGCGACCACCCACTTACGGACTTCTGTGAAATTCTTTTCTTTGAGCGATTTAACCAACTCATTTACAGAGATGTCCGAGAAAGATGCAAGAATTCCAGAGTCAATTTGTCCGCCCACCGAATACCTTTGACATTCGTTGAGAACTCGTCTCCAGTCTGGGAAGTGCTTGTTGATAAGTTCCGCAAGGACTTTTTGATCATATCGGACGCCTTCCGCATCCAAGATGTTTTGTAGACGCTTGAAAAAGGATCCTGCCAGTGCCGCTTTTTCTTTACCTTTAATCCCAAAGTCGATGACAGCACATCGAGAGTGGAGAGGTTCAAGGATTTTGTTTTTGTAGTTGCAGGTGAATACGAATCGGCAATTGCCAGCAAACTCCTCAATAAACGCCCGTAGGAGGAGTTGTACGTCGTTTCCTGTGTTATCTGCTTCATCAATAATGACGACTTTGTGTTTAGCAGTTGACGAAAGCGATACGGTCGAAGCGAAGTTCTTCGCATTGTTTCGGACAGTATCAAGGAATCTACCCTCGTCGGATCCATTGATGACATAAAAATCTACCCCCAACTCATTGCATAGTGCTTTTGCCACTGTGGTCTTACCAATACCAGGAGGACCTGCAAGAAGCATATTTGGAATTTCACCCTTATTTAGAAACTCCTGAAACATACTTTTGGTAGACTCTGGAAGAATACACTCTCCAATAGTTTTAGGGCGATATTTCTCAACCCAAATAAAATCACTGTTCATAATTAAGTCCAATCAGTTTTTTCAAACAACAATCTGGGACAACTTCCCACCATTCATTCCCATCAAAAATATACACTGTGTATGTATCTTTGTCAAGAAAAAAATCACCTTTTTTGTATTTTATATCCATTCAGGTTTACGTTCTGGCATACGAAGATAATTAGATGCAACCCAAGGTTTGGATGCGATATACATCTTGTAAGCAGTAAAAGTATCAATGCTTGTGTCAAGTTTATACTCATCTGGCATTGCCCTTGCAAATGGTGTTACTTTATTGAGTTTACCTTTAGGAAACAAATAGTATGCTTCAATTAAAGTATTCTGGCACGAATGAATTTTATTATATCTCAACGTGTATTCATCACAAAGATTTAGTCCCCACTTAATCAACCAATAAGCATTATCAACTGTTTTTGCTGCCCATTGAGTGCAAGGATGATTCCTAAATGCACCCTTTTCTGTGGCATAAGCATTGCCGTCTTTCTTATGAATTGGTCCGTAATTATGATACCACTTTGATGCTACAATTGATAACATTTGACAACATTCAAGAGGCATTTTGGTTATATGTTTGTCAGGAAGACAAATTGCCGACTCGGCAGGAAATTGATTAGTGACGAAGATATTCATCAGAAGCAATACTTGTTTACGTAGTATAGCACTCTCTCTGGTTTATCTTCCAGATAGTATGCTTCAGTTTCATAAACTGGATAAGAATTTTTACTTACCTTAACAGAGCGAACGACATCATTAAGTTTATACTTATCTAATGTTGCGTCAGCAATTTTAAGAGATCCTTTCTTACACGCTTGAGCAACATGAACTGCTTCGTGATAAACAGTTTCGTTTACATAGTGATTTACAGGACTGATAGTATTCTTGATGTTATTCGTACAAATTACAAATCGAGAACCATCTATTCCTCCAAAAATTTCCCTGTTCCTACAATATGCAGAGTTTTCTACAACTCTGTAATTTTTCATCATAATTTTACTCACCAGTTCTTGACCGATGGGCGTCAAATAAAGTAGAAATTCCATTATGCAAAAGTTGAATCAGGTTCCAGAGCAATATAATAGCAGAGATTGTATTTGGGATTCGTGAACTGTGACAGAAGTTTTTGTGATACAACTACGTCATAGGCACCAGGAATAATCTTAATGTTTTCAACCTTGAAGTTGAAAGTAAATTCCTTATCAGTCTCACCAACTACAATAGAATATTCGTTAGAAGTATCATTCTTCTTATCACGAACCACCAGACGAATTACACCTGCATCACCAACTGCCGATAGGTCAGGAAGTTGATAAACTGCTGCTGCCTTCAGAAGTTTTTCCAGGGTTACACTCTCAAGTTGGAAACAAACATCTTTGGAAGGAAGTTGAATTTCTTTTTCTGGAGGAGAAATGATAACATTCGGGTCGGCAAAGAAATACTTCACACGACGCTTACCTTCACGAATAGTAATGTGCGAATCTTCGGCAAAATCAAGGTCTGGGTCCTGATGAAGACTCAAACCATTCAGAAACTGGTTGAGGTCATAAATTGCAAAGTCACGGGGAAACTCTTCAGTAATATCCGCTTCAGCAAGAAT